CTGGAAGGTGTTTATGTGAAAAGCTTTTTAACTTTATCCGGACCGGATTTGCCTGTACCGTTCACCTTTGAAAGCAGATGGATAATTTTGGCCTCGGGTCGAATCTGTTGGAAAATTATCGCTACGAAGCATACTGAAGAAAGCAGAAATTTTTCCGTCCCTCTGCCGCCGCCGACAGCCTGTATCGGGGTAAAGTTCTATTTGCCTGCAAGTTTCAATGAGTGTCGTTATTATGCTTACGGGCCGCAAAACAGTTATTGCAATAAATTACGACATACATATATGTCCTTATTTACCCACACTTTAAGCGAAAAGCAAATTCATTACGGTACGCAGGCATTAGCAGTCAATGCTGCCGACGGTAATCAATTTATTATTTGGAAAAACAGTGAAGAAAATGCTTTTTCTTTTATCTGTTCACAGGAAACTGCCGGAACGGCGTTGACAATAATTTATAAATTGAATACGCAAGCTGTATGTTATAACAGTGATGCGCAATATTCCAATTTTTTAGAAGATAATTATACTTTCAAGTGTAATATTTTACCTAAACCGTACAATTTGAATTATTAAGGAAGTGCCGGATGCATTTATCTGCAGAAGAATTTAAGAAGCAACGTTTATTTTTAGCACCGATGGCCGGTTACAGCAATTTACCGTTCCGACGTTTGTGTCACAGAGGAGGTGTTGATTTCAACACGACCGAACTGGTTAGCGCCCGCGGTATTGTATATAACGGTTTGGAACCTTCTTTACGCTATTTGTTAATTGACGAGGACACGGAAGGACCGGCAGCTATTCAGTTGTTCGGCTATGATGTGGACGATTTTTATATAGCTGTGCAAAAAATATTGGATAATCCTTTTGAGATTATCCAATAAATTGTCATATTTTTTTATATTATTTTTTTACAGTTGTTTTAAATAAAAGTGATGTAGAGTTTAAATCTTCTAGCTTTAAAAAGATAGTTAAGCTTATTAAATTACATAGCGAATTTAATAATAAAAGAGATGATAAAGATGATAAAGATGAGGATATAGAAAGTTATTCTCTTGTAGGTTTGGGAGATGATGATATTTAATGAGTAAGAAAAATTTACTTGTAGAAATTGGTGTTAAAGATAAAGGGGCAACAGACCAGTTAAAAGCTTTAACTAAGGAATTAAAAGAACTTGACAAAACTTATAGAATTAATGATGAAACTCTTAAAATGCAAGAGAAAAGTTTTGAAAAGGCACAAAATTCACAAAGGTTTTTTGCTGATAGTTTAAATGTTACTAAAGAAAAGTTATCTATAATTAACAAATGTTTAAAAGAAAATAAAGAAAGTATTAAGGAAGAAACAAGGGCAAGTGAAGAGGCTAAAAGAAAATTAGCTGAATACAATAAAGAAAATTCTAAGCATATAAAGGCTTTAGAAAATGTTAAAAGGGCAAAGGAAAATTATATTGGTCTTGTTAATAAAGACAATGAAGCTATCGATAGAGAAAATAAAAAAATTAATGAAAATAAAGAACAAATAACAAAGTTATCACAGGAAATAAAAAGGCATGTTGCCGTTAAAAAGGCTTTGTCTGAAAATAAGAAAAAAAATATTGAACTTATTGAAAAGGAAAAAAACAAGTTAAAAGATTTAAGACTTGCTAAATCTAAACTTGTTGAAAAAGACGTAGAATATAAAGGCAATTTACGTAAATTAAATGAGGGGTTAAAAACTCATACTCATGCTGTAAATAGTCTTGAAGATAAATTAAAAGAATATTCAAAGACTGAAAAAGATTTAGTTAATTCTGTAAAAAAACATTCTTCAGCTTTGGATAATTTAAGAAAAAAGCAACACACTTACAAAACACAGTTAAATGAAAGTGTTGCTAATTTAAAAAAATTTAATGAAATGCAATCAAATGTAAATAAAAATTTACAAAAAGATGCTTTAGAAAAACAGGTCAAGTATCTAAGGGACTACAATGAAAGGGCAACTATCACAAGTCAAAAACTTCAAGCTGTAAGTGGAGGGTTTAATGCTGTTGGTAATGCTCTTTTTGCTATTTCTACTCCTATACTTGCTGTAGGCAGTTATGGTATAAAAAGTGCTATCGATTTTGAAAGTGCTTTTGCAGGAGTAAGAAAGACTGTGGATGCGACTGAACCTCAATTTAAAAAGCTTGAAAATGCAGCCATTTCTATGAGTGAAAGACTACCTAAAAGTGCAAGTGAAATTTCTAAGATTATGGAAATTGCAGGACAACTTGGTATTAAGGTTGGAGATATAGAAAAGTTTTCTGAAACAATGATAAGGCTCGGAGATAGTACAAATATTGCAAGTGAAGATGCCGCACTTTTACTTGCCCAATTTGTGAATATTACAGGTCTTGACCATTCACAGATTGATAAATTATCATCTGTTATTGTTGACCTTGGTAACCATACAGCAACTACAGAAGATAAGATTGTCAATTTAATGCATAATTTAGCAGGTGGAGGTAAGATTTTCGGTCTTTTAGATTATCAAATAGCTGGGCTTTCGGCTACTATGAGTGCGACAGGAATAGAAGCTGAAAAGGGCGGTACTGCTATGACTAAGTTTATGATTTCAGTTTTGGCAAGTACTGGTAAGTCTTCAGAGTCTTTTTATAAAATGGGCGAGCAACTTGGAATGACCACAGAGGAGATGGATAAGCAATGTGCTAAGGCTAAAAAGAGTTTAGGTAGACTTGCGACTGTAAGTGGGGTAACTGCTGATGAGTTTAAAAAGCTTGTTAAGGAAAATCCGTCAGAAGCTCTTATAAAGATTATAGAGGGTCTTGGTAAACTTCAAGAAAGTGGTGAAGATGTAGCTCCCGTTTTGGAAGCTTTAGGAATTAAAGAAACTAGATTAAGACTTGTTACAGGGCATAAGCATTTAAGAGAAAATATGAATATGTCTAAAAAGGCTTGGGAAGAAAATACGGCTTTGGCAAATGAATCGAATAAAAGATATAAAACTGTCGAAAGTCAGTTAAAGATGTTAAAAAATCAATTTCAAAATGTTGCAAGAGAAATAGGAATAAAGCTTTTACCTACTTTAATTAACCTTATGGGTAAAGCTAAAGATTTAATTAATTGGTTTAAGGGTCTTGATGATAGTACAAAAGAATCGATTATTAGTTATGGTAAGCTTATTGTTACTGCTATGCTTGTTTGTAAAGGTCTTGGCAAGGTTACTTCAGCTATTAGTACTTTGATTGAAGCAGGTAAGAGGGTTAGAGAAATAGCTATTGCAACTAAGCTTTTAGAAATTAAAGGGGCATCTAGTGAGGCTTCTACTGCTGTTTTGTCTACTGGTAAAGCACTTGCAAGTGCTGGGGGCAGTTGTTCTGCTTTAACAGGTAGTTTTACGGCGTTTTTACCCGTGGCAGCGGGAGTCGCAGCCGTTGGTGCAACTTTATATGCTGGATATAAATTAGTTGATGCACAAATGAAAAATAATAAAAAAACAGTTGACCAAAGCGTTGAAACTTATACTATTTGGGAAAAGATAATGGCTAAATTAAATGGTACTAATGTTAAAACTAGAAAGGAACTAGAAGATAGTGGGCTAGTTTATCACGATACAAGCAAACTAACTTCTGATTTTGCTGAAAGTGTAAAAGCGTCTAGAAAAAATTTAGCTGATTTAAATCTTGAACTTGAAAGAACAAATTGGGACGGCGTTTTTAATTTAGAACAACATGAAAAGTTAGATGTACAAATTCAAAAAATGATTGACGACGCTAAAAAGACTTTAGAAAGTGGAAAAGAAGATATTAAGAAAAAATGGCAAGAGCTTTTTTCAACAGATGGGATAGATGAAAATGAAAAAGAAACACTTAACTTTTTAGATAAAAGAAATGAAAATATACTTATAAAAATACGTGCTTTAGAAGCAGAAATAAAGAAAATAAGACAAAAAGCAAAAGATGAAAAAAGGGACAATAGTAAAGAAGAAGTAGCAGAAATAGAAGAAAAATTAAAGAAGATAGAACAGTTAAAACTAGAGTCTTTAACAAAGTCAAATGAGGATAGAATATTTTTAGAAAAAAAATTTATGCAAGAGATTGGAAATCTTGATTTACAGGGTGCAAGCGACCGTTTAGTTGAGCAAAAAAAGATAATGGATAATGAAACTAAAGAAAAGCTTGTTTGGATGGATACTCAAATACAAGCTATGCAAGAAAAGGCTGAAAAACTAAACGGGGTAGAAAAGGAAGAAGCTTTAAAAAGCATTGAAACTATGAAAAGAACAAGACAAAAAATCATAGACGGAAATAATGAAAAGTATGAAGCACTTCTAAATATAATTAAAGAAAAATATCCAGAAATGCAAGGTCTTATTGATGAATATACTGGAAAAATGTTGACTAATGAAGAAATAGGCTTTAAAAAGTCTTATGATGATTGGAAAAGTCGTTATAATAAACTCCATAATTTAACAAAATCTGGTTGGAATAGGGTTGTAGATACTACAACTGGCGAACATAAAATGATTTATGAAGTTGTAGATGAAACAACTGGTAAAGTTATAGCAAGTTATGATAGAGAAAAAGATACAATTTATGCTAATACTGAAGAAAGTAAAGAAAATTTAAGAAAATTAATGAAAACAACAAGCTTTACTCATGGTAATATGACCGCTGAATTTTTTGCTCTTACAAAAAATCTTACAAGTACTACTAAATTAAATGGAGCACAACTTGCACAATTACAATCCCACTTTGGTTTTACAAAAAACAGTGCCGGAGAACTTGAAGGACAAATTATAGATTTAAATGGTCATCCAGTTAAAGTTAAAGTTGATAAAGACGGTACTATTCATAATATAGACCAAATAAAAGATAAATTAGATTCTATTGAAGATAAAAATGTTTATATTAATACTTATCATCAAGATTTTTATTCTGATTATGTTAATGGCTATCAAGGTAGCTATGGTCAAAATACTGGTGGTTGGCATTCATGGAATGGTGGCTATGGCTATCAAATGAGTGGGTCTTACTACTTAAATAGCTATGCAAGTGGTATTAATTCTTTGCCGTCTTTTGCTGGTGCGGGTTATGTTACTTCTAGGGTTAATGAAATGGGTTTTGAACTTTTTGATTTACCAAAGAGGACAAATGCTTATTTTTTAGGAACTCATAGGGGAGATGAGATCATGAATTTACCAGTTGGAACAAAGATTACAAATCATATTGCTAGTACTAATATGATGTTAAATGCCGTTAAAAATGAGGTTAAAAAGCAACTGGGAACGCTTTTAACTGTTAGTGCTTTAAATAATAAGGATAGTAGAAAAGAAAATAGTTTAAAACAAGATATCACTTTTAAATTTGAAAAAGTTGTTATAAAAGATGAAAGAGATATCAAAGAACTTGTTAAGGCTATTAAGTATGAGATAGAGAAAGGGGTTGTGTATTAGTTGTCAAGTATAACTTTTAATAGGGGTAAATTTCATTTTTATATCATATATGATGGAATAATGCTTAAAAATATTTCTTTAGTTAGTGATGTTAATTATAAGTCAAGTTATGATTTAATTAGAATGGATAATAGGGACGGTTTTATTTTAGATGATAGAAATTCTATGGAACAAATTAATAGACAATTTACATTTTATACTAAAGGTGAAAAATTAAAGCACATTGGAAAAATTTTAAAGTTTAATAAAATGGCTGATATTTATTTTAATAACAAAGAATATTTTTGTCGTGGTTTTTGTGAAAATGTAAGTTATAAAAAATTTACAGGCGATTTTTATGAGGTTGTAGTATCTTTGATATTACAACCTTATATTATGGGTCCTAAGGAAGAAAAAACTTTTACAGAAAACGGCAGTATTGTTAATGAGGGTGATTTTAGAGCATATCCAGTAGTTAAAATTTTTCCAAAACAAAGTGATTTTTCTTTGTCTATAAATGCTAAGACTATGCGTTTTTCTGTTAATGATAGTTTAAAGAAAAGCTATATTGTTGATTTTGATAAGGTTGAAATTACAGATTGTGATGGAAATTTAAAAAATAGTATTTTCCACAAAGATAGCGACTTTTTGCACTTAGAACCACGTGTAAATTCTATTGTTTTAAATAATATTGAAAAGATTGTTTTAACTGTTAATTGGAGGTATATGTTTTATGATATATATAAAAGACAGTAATATTTTATTAAAATATGCTATAAATGATAAGTTAGTTGAAGAAAAAAATGGTCGTTTTGATTTAGAGTTTGATTATCCTATGGTTGATGAAAATTATAAGAAGTTTAAAAAGTTTATGCTTTTAAGTGTTAAAACTCCTAAACTTGGCTATCAGGATTTTTATATTGTGGATATTCAAAAAACTAATAAGGGCGTTAAGATTTTTGCAAGGCATGTTTTTTTCTTAACTAGTAAGATTTTTGTAAAAAAAATTTCTTATACTAAAAAGACTTGTCAAGATGTTTTTAATTCTTTATCTGGGTTTATAACTGATAAGAATGATTTTAGTTTTTATTCTGATATTACAGATATTCATAGTATTAATATGAGTAACCATTCTTTATATGATGTTTTAACTAATAGTGATTTTTCTATTTTAAAACTGTGGAAAGGTACTTACCTTAGGGATAATTATTCTATTAAGCTTTTAAATAGGCGTGGCACGGATACTGAATATATTGTTGCTAAGAGAAAAAATATATCTGATTTACAGATTAAGGAAAGCAGTGATTATGTAGTTACAAGGTTATATTTAAGTGCTAAAAAAAGAGTAAACGACGGTGCTGGAAAAGAAAAGGAAGAAATTTTAGAAACTTGCATTGACAGTCCTTTAATTAATATATATCCTTATGTTTTTTCACAGTTTAGAGAGTATACAGATAGTTTTAGAAGTGTTGAGGCTTTAGAAAAATATGGTAAGGCTTTATTTAGTGATTTTCATATTGATTTACCTAAAGAGACTTTTACTTTAAAATGTACAAATGAGATTAACTCATATAATTTAGATATTAATGATACTGTTTTGATTTATTATGCAGATTATAATATTAATAAGAGAATTGAGGTTACAAGTTATACGTATTCTCCTATGACGGGCAAATATTTGGATATCACTTTCGGTTATAGGAGTAAGTCTTTAGCTGATACTTTAACTATTGATACAAATAAAAAGATTGAAAAGGAAAGAAAGAGAATTGATAATTTAGCTGATGAAACAAGGCTAGGGCTATCTAATGTTACTTTTCAAGTTGAAAAAAAGCTATCGGATAAGGAAAAGGAAATTACAGAAAATTTACAAGCTAAGATTGGTAGTATTATTGATAATTTAAAAGAAGATTTGGAACAAGATATAGCAAAGATGTTATTTAGTTAGGAGGTGTTTTATGGATAGAGAAAATTTTATCCAATCTAGTGTTAGGATTCGTCATCTGGAAAAAAGCTTACTTACTAAACAACAGTTTGAAAGACTTGCCGATTGTAAAGATTTACAAGAAGCTATTAGGTTTTTAAACGAAACTTCTTATTCTAGTGAAATTCAAAATTAGACATAGTAGAAAATTATGAAACTATTTTA